GTGGAGGACGAGTTCCCGGCGATCGCCCCCGACCCCCACTTCGGCACCAACCCGGCGAAGGTGAAGTTCTCCCCCGATATGAAAGGCTACCCCGATGCGCTCGTGAAGGCATACCAAAACCGGGAAAAGGAGAACCCCTCGCCATGAGCCCATAGAGGGGGCCAGGAAGCGCGAGGGGCGGCAGGAGGGTAATTTCACGGGGCGGGCAGGAATGGGCCGTTATAACGCCTTTTAACGGCGTTACAGACGGCAACACGACGCAGACGAAGGAGGACAAGAGCAGATGCACGACTTTCTCACCCTCAAGAGCAAGGAGGTGGAGGTCGGAGGGGCCCCGGAGGTCATCTCCGTTCTCCCCCTGGGCCACGTCACCAGTGCGAAGGGGGAGTTCAACGTCGACGGGGAGAGCTTCTCCGCCATGAAGGCGCAGATCGCCCAGCGCGGCGTCGACCTCGTTGTCGACTATGAGCACCAGACCCTCACCGGGGAACAGGCCCCCGCCGCCGGATGGGTCAAGGAGCTCTTTCTCGACGACGGGCAGATCAAGGCGCGGGTCGAGTGGACGGACAGGGCGAAGGCATACCTTGAGAACCGGGAGTACCGCTACCTCTCCCCGGTCATCACCGTCCGCAAGACCGACAGCAAGGCGATGGGCCTCCACTCGATCGCCCTCACCAACACCCCGGCGATCGAACACATGGAGGCGATCGTCAACTCACTCAATTTTGAAGGAGGACAAAACACTATGAACGAGTTCATGAAGAAGCTCGCGGCGCTGCTGGGCCTGGGCGAGGACGCCACGGAGGAACAGGTCGCCGAGGCGCTCAAGGCTTGCGTCGAGGAGAACAAGAGCCTCAAGGAGAGCGCCGCCGAGGCCGCGAAGCAGCAGCCCCCGGAGGACGACAAGGTCGTCGCGAACAAGGAGGTTTGTGAGCTGCTGGGCCTCAAGGCCGGAGCGGCGACCGCCGACGTGGCGGCGGCGATCATGGCCCTCAAGGGCGGCAACATCGGCGGCGTCAACCTCGTGGAGCAGGTCAAGAGCCTGGAAGCGAAGCTCGCCGACCGGGACGCCGAGGAGGCCGTTGAGCTGGCCCTCAAGGCGGGCAAGATCACCCCCGCGCAGCGGGACTGGGCGAAGGGCTACGCCCTCAAGAGCCTGGACGACTTCCGGGGGTTTGTTGAGAAGGCCCCCCAGGTCGTGCCCATGGGCACCGTGGGCGGCTCCGAGCCCCTGGCTCTCAAGAATGAGGAGCTCGACGAGGCGACGCTCCTCGTCTGCAAGCAGCTCGGCATCAGCGCCGAGGACGTCAAGAAGTACGGAATGAAGGGAGAATAAGACCATGGCAAAACTGACAGCACCGAGAGACACTAATGAGATCGCGAGCGGCTCGACCTCGATCGCGCTCCCTGTCAAGGCGGCGACCACGATCTTCCAGGGCTCCATCGTCGCGATCGACGCGGACGGCTACGCCATCCCCGGCAAGAAGGCGGCGGCGCTCAAGGCGGCGGGCCGGGCCGAGGAGACCGTTGAGAACACCGGGAAGGACGGCGAGGCCGTCGTCCGGGTGAAGCGGGGCGTCTTTGTCTTCGACAACAGCGGCACCGCCGCGAACAAGGTCGGCCCCGCCGACATCCTGGGCCCGTGCTACATCGAGGACGATCAGACCGTCACCAAGACCGCGACGGGCGCGTCCGTGGCTGGCCTCGTCGTCCGGGTGGACGACGAAGGCGTCGCCGTGGAGATGGGCTTCGGCTACACCGCCCCCGCCGCCGCGTCCTAAAATCCGAAAAGGAGGAAAATAGATCATGATTGTCAATCCCCAGAATTTGAGGGGCATCTATGTCGGGTTTAACACCCTGTTCAACAAGGCCCTCACCACGGTCGACCCGCTCTACAAGCAGATCGCCACCGTCACCCCGTCCACCACCGACTCCGAAACCTACGCCTGGCTCGGGGACATCCCCGGAATGAGGGAGTGGATCGGCGACCGCGAAATCCAGAACCTCACCGCCTCCGGCTACACCATCAGGAACAAGGACTTCGAGCTCACGATCGGCATTGACCGAAACGCGATCGAGGACGACAAGATCAGTCTCTATAATCCCTCGGTCGAGATGCTGGCCCAGTCCGCAGCCGTACACCCCGACGAGCTCGTCTTCGCGCTGCTGGCCTCCGGCTTCGCCGCGAAGTGCTACGACGGGAAGCCCTTCTTCTCCGACAAGCACGAGATCGGGAAGAAGGTCGTCTCCAATATGGGCACCGCGCCGCTCTCCCTCGAGGCGTACATCGCCGCCCGGGCGGGCATGATGAGCCTCACCAACGCGAAGGGCCGGGCGCTGAACATTATCCCCGACACCCTCGTCGTCCCGCCCGCCCTCGAAGCGAAGGCCCGGGACATCCTCGTCGCTGACTTCATCAACGGCACCCGGAACACGATGCAGGGCACCGCGAAGCCCCTCGTCGTCCCCCAGCTCGCCGGGCATGACTCCGCATGGTATCTGCTCTCTACCTCTCGCCCCCTCAAGCCCCTCATCTACCAGGAGCGCAAGAAGGCGAAGTTCGTGAGCAAGACCGCCGAGACCGACGACAACGTCTTCATGAAGAAGCAATTCCTCTATGGCGCGGACAGCCGGGGGAACGCGGGCTTCGGGTTCTGGCAAATGGCTTTTGGAAGCGACGGCAGCGCCAAGGGATAAGGCCCACATAAGGAGGGAGCCCTATGAGCTACAGCACAAGGGCCGAAGTCCGGGAAATGCTCAAGGACGACGCCCTCAACGCCATCATCGGCGACACCTTCGAGGAGGACAAGGCCGAGCGTGAGGCGAAGATCGGGCCCATCATCGACATGGCGATCGCCGACGCCGACGCCGAGATCGACGGCTACCTCGCCAAACGCTACAAAGTCCCCTTTGACCCGGTTCCGAGAGTGTTGAACAAGTTCTCGAAGGACATCGCGATCTATAACCTCTATTCCCGCATTGGGATTGACGAGGGCGAGTCCGAGAAGAACTACCTCAACCGCTACAACGCGGCGGTCAAGTACCTCACCCTCGTCGCCGAGGGGAAGGTCAACATCGGCACTGGGGAGGGGGGCGGCGACCCGGCCTCCGCCGCCGCGACGGGCTTCGCGGCAAAGTCGAACCCCCGGCTATTCAGCCGGGGGAGTATGAAGGGAATGTAATCTAATATGCCCGGTACAAGCATAAGGCTCGACGGCGACGTCTCCGCGCTGCTCCGCAGAATGAGGGCCTACTCGGAACTCGACCGAAAGAACCTCAACGCAGCCCTCGCCGAGAGCGCCCGGGAGTCTACGCTTGAGCGGTTCCGGCGAAGCAAGGGGCCGGACGGCAGGAGGTGGAAGACCTCCATCCGGGCCGCGACCGTGGGCGGGAAGACCCTCATCGACTCGGCACAGCTCCGAAACTCTATCAAATCCTACTCGGACGAGAAGGGCTTCGCGGTCGGCACCAACGTCAAACACGGGGCGACGCACCAATTCGGCGAACCCGGGCGGACTATCCGGGCGAAGACCCGAAAGGGGCTCCGCTTCCAGGTGGGCGGGCGCTGGGTGACGAAGAAGCAGGTCAAGGTCTCCATCCCGGCCCGGCCCTTCCTGGGCCTCTCGGAGGAGGATATGGAGGAGATCAAGGCCACCGTCGAGGACTTCATAGAGGGGAGCGAGTAGTATGTCGCTATACAGCGAGAGCAAGGCGTATTTGATCGCAAAGCTCAAGGAGGCCGGGCTCAAGTCCAAGCCCTACACCACCATCAAGGGTCTCGAGAAAAGTCAAGAGAGCCACGTCGGCGCGGTCATATTCGAGCAGGAGACCATCTCCCGAAACGGCTCCAAAACACTCTATAAAGACCAAGAGGGAGCGCAGAAAAAGAGGCGGAAGGTCTTCAACCGAAATTTGACTTTCACCGTGACGATCGGCGACTACACGGACGACGCCGTCGAGGCCATATTTGAGAAATTCCTCGCAAGCCTCGACCGGGGCATCTTCGTCAATGGCGACCATGTCCCGATTGAGGTCGAGGGCGCGGACTGGGTGAACAAGGACGACTCCATACTCAAGGCACAAGTCGCCGTTCAAGTGGCGATCACCTTCCAGGGCGGTCTATACAAGGACACCGGCTTCGGCCCGCTCACTCGCGTCGAGATCGCAGCCATCGAGAAAGACAACGGAAAGGAGCCTACACATGGCTAACAAGAAAACCACCGGGCCCGAGAGCCCGGTCACGGCGGAGCAGCAGACCGGGAGCCCCGGGGCGGAGGCCCCGAAGGTCTTCACGATCGAGCAGCTCCGCGACGAGAAGAAGGTCAAGCGGGCCGTCTTCGTGGGCGTGTGCGCCGCCGAAGGCTGGAAGCCCGGGAAGACCGTCACCGAGAAGGAGTTCCTCGAGGCGGTCGAGAAGTTCACCTCGGCCCCTATGAGTGGGGCCGCTAAGAAGGAGGCGGGGAAGTAATGCTCCGAGATGTCAAGCATGAAATCAAAGACAAGAACCTCGGTTTCGCCACCGCCACGGGCGACGGGCGGCATCTCAAGATCGGCGTCTCCCCCGTGGTCTCCGACACCCCCATCGTCGTAACGGGGGCCATGGACGCCGGACAGATCAAGAGCCGCCTCGGCCTGTCCCCCCTGGCTGACGCCGTCATGGACTCCGTCCAGTTCGGCGCGAACCGCATCTATTGTCTCCCGGTCTCTGCCACCACGGCGGGCGAGCTGGGCGAGGTCAAGCGGACGGGGGACGGCGGCGGCACAATGACGGTCGACGGCTCCCCGACGAACGCCTTCTCCGTCGTGGTGAAGATCACCGCCCAGGGCGGACTGAATACCGC